AAAGCAGCACCTGTCGCTACAGAAAGTGTAAAACTTGGTTTTGATAAATTTATGGTTTTAGTAAATAAAATAAAATCACTTGGTGATGATGTTACACCACAAAGATCAACTATTGAGAGAGAAAAAATTACTGTCTATCAAGGTAAGGATGGTTCTGAATATGAATTAATAGAAGATTTAACTACGGGTAATACGAGAGTTACAAAAGATAAACCCGGCATGGCAACATCTGGAGATAAATCTTACGACACAATAGACAATAGAACAGTTATGGAATATACAAAAGGCGAAACTATACCCGGTAAGAAAAAAGGAACTAAAGTTGCAGATCAATATGATGAATATGAGGAAGTTGCTGGTGTAGATGGTACGTTTGATGATGTTGATGATGTTCGAGAAACGGTTGTAAAAGAAATTGAAGATGAGCTTAAATAAACTAACAACAGGAGCACCACCTAAAAGAGGGCCTAATCCGAAGGGGTTGAATATCCCTCCTAAAAAGGTTAGAGTGGTTCGATTGGAGAAAATAAATGGCAGACGTAGACAAGGCTCTTCCAAACGTTGAGCAAACTATAAAAATACCTAGTCCAGAGGAATTACAGGTAGAATTAGAACAGACACAAAAAGAACCACAAGCACCTGTCGACGTTCAAACAAACGAAGATGGTAGTGTTGATATTAATTTTGATCCATCACAAGTAAATTTAGAACAAAGCCAAGATCATTTTTCTAATTTAGCAGAATTATTACCCGATAATATTCTTGCACCTATTGGTCAAGAGTTAGCTGCAAACTATCAAGATTATAAATCTTCAAGAGGTGATTGGGAAAAAGCATATACATCAGGATTAGATTTACTAGGTTTCAAATACGAAAGCAAAACAGAACCTTTCAAAGGTGCCTCAGGTGCCACGCACCCTGTACTAGCAGAAGCTGTTACACAGTTTCAATCATTAGCTTATAAAGAATTATTACCAGCACAAGGTCCTGTGAGAACACAGATTATTGGTTTACCAACAGCAGACAGAGAACAACAAGCTCAACGTGTAAAAGATTTTATGAATTACACAATTATGTCTGAGATGAAAGAATATGAAGCTGAGTTTGATCAAATGTTATTTTATTTACCGTTGTCAGGATCTGCATTTAAAAAAGTTTATTATGATTCTGTTATGGGTAGAGCTGTTTCTAAATTTGTACCCGCAGATGATTTGGTTGTACCGTATACTGCAACATCATTAGAAGACGCAGATGCAATTATACACACAATAAAAATTTCTGAAAACGAATTAAGAAAACAACAAGTAGGTGGTTTCTATAGAGACATAGAATTAAATCCTGCTCACATAAATGAATCTGCAACAGATAAAAAAGAAAGAGAACTAGATGGCACAAGAAAAGGTAAAGATGAAAAAATGTATTCTTTACTAGAGTGTCATGTAAATTTAGACATTGACGGATTTAATGACGTCACTGCTGAAGGCGAACCAACAGGAATAAAATTACCATACATAGTTACAATTGAAGAAGCTTCAAAAGAAGTTTTATCTATTAGAAGAAATTACGAAATTGGTGATCCTACAAAAAGTAAAATTAGTTACTTTGTTCATTTTAAATTTTTACCCGGTCTTGGCTTTTATGGCTTTGGATTAATTCACATGATTGGTGGATTATCTAGAACTGCAACATCAGCTTTAAGATCACTACTTGATGCAGGAACTTTATCTAACTTACCTGCTGGATTTAAAATGCGTGGTATAAAAATGAGAGATGAATCTCAATCTATTCAACCTGGAGAGTTTAGAGATGTAGATGCTCCTGGTGGAAATTTAAGAGATGCTTTCATGACTCTTCCTTTTAAAGAACCATCGCAAACATTATTAGCACTTATGGGTGTCGTGGTACAAGCAGGTCAAAGATTCGCTTCAATAGCAGATCTGCAAGTGGGTGATGGGAACCAGCAAGCAGCAGTAGGCACGACAGTGGCTATGCTGGAAAGAGGAAGCAGAACAATGTCTGCAATACACAAAAGATTGTATGCCTCTATGAAAAAAGAATTTAGTTTATTAGCAAGAGTTTTTAAGTTATATCTACCTCCAATCTACCCCTATGATGTCATCGGAGGACAGAGGCAAATCAAACAATTAGACTTTGATGATCGAGTAGATATATTGCCAGTTGCAGATCCAAACATTTTTTCCCAAACACAACGGATCTCCCTCGCACAGACAGAGATGCAACTGGCTGCCTCGAATCCAGCTATTCATAACCAATACGAAGTGTACAGAAACATGTATGAAGCGTTGGGTGTAAAAGATATTGATTTAATTTTAAAAAAACCACAGCCACCTACACCAAAAGATCCAGCGTTAGAACATATTGATGCGCTAGCAGGCAAACCTTTTCAAGCTTTTCCTGGTCAAGATCATCAAGCACATATCACAGCGCATTTAAACTTCTTACAAACAAATATGGTAAGAAATGCACCGATGGTTGGAGCTGCAATACAAAAAAATATACTTGAACACATTAGTTTAATGGCACAAGAACAGATAGAATTAGAATTTAGAGAAGAATTACCTAGATTAGCTATGATGATGCGACAAGCACAGATGAATCCACAGATGCAAAGAGAGGCAATGGCACTTCAACAACGTATTGAGGGTAGAAAAGCAGAGTTAATTGCTGAAATGACCGAAGAATACATGAAGGAAGAGACAAGAATTACTTCTAAATTTGGAAATGACCCTATTGCAATGCTTAGAGCAAGAGAATTAGACCTACAAGCACAAGAAAATGCTAGAAAACAACAAGAAGGTGAAGAAAGAATCAATCTTGACCGTATGAGAGCGATGATGAACAAAGAAACACAAGACGAAAAGCTCGATCAAAACGAAAAATTAGCAAATTTACGTGCTGATACGTCTATTGAGAAGACAATTTTAGCAAACGAATTAAAAAAGGAGTAATTTATGGCATGGTTTAGTTTAGCAAAGATCGCAATGCAAGCAGGAGCTAAAATATATTCAAATAGACAAAAAACTAAGATGGCAATGTCTGATGCACAGTTAATGCACGCAGAAAAGATGGCTCGAGGTGAAGAATCTTACCAGGGCAAACTTTTAGAAGCTAGACAAAACGACTATAAGGACGAATTCGTTCTTGTGATTATTTCAGCGCCCATCGTGGTGTTAATGTGGGCAGTTATGTCGGACGATCCGACTGCAATGGAGAAAGTGAAGCTATTCTTTGAGTATTTTCACGAACTTCCGAAATGGTTCACCAATTTATGGGTACTTGTAGTTGCGTCAATTTTTGGTATAAAGGGAACACAGATATTTAGAAACGGAGGCAAAAAATAATGAAGAAAAATTTAAAACCAATTCCTGCAGGCAATAAAGGATTACCGAAACTACCTAAAACAGTAAGAAACAATATGGGTTTCTTAAAAGCAGGTGGTATGGTTAAAGATAAAAGATCAAAATTTATGGGCGGTGGTATAGCTTACGCTGGTGGCGGAAAAGCAATGCCTAGAGTAAAAAGAGCTGCTGGTGGACCAGGTCTATACGCAAACATTGCTGCTAAGAGAGCAAGAATCAAAGCTGGCTCAGGTGAGAAAATGAGAACAGTTGGATCCAAAGGTGCTCCTACTAAAGCTAATTTTAAAAGAGCAGCACAAACAGCAAAATCATAATGGCTAAACTTTGTCCAAAAGGAAAAGCAGCAGCTAAAAGAAAATTTAAAGTATATCCTAGTGCATATGCAAACATGTATGCATCAGGTGTATGTTCTGGAAAAATTACACCAGGAGGTAAAAAAGGTAGTCGTAAAAAAGCTGCTGGTGGTGGTTTTATGTCTAGAAGAATGAATCGTTATGGCTAAAAAAGGATTACGAGCATGGGTGAAGGAAAACTGGGTCGATATTGCGAACAAGCGAAAAGATGGCTCATACCCGAAGTGTGGACGAAGTGGTGGAGAAAAAAGAAAAAAATATCCAAAATGCGTGCCCATTGCAAAAGCAAGAGCGATGTCCAAAGGGCAACGTGCGGGTGCCGTAGCAAGAAAACAAGCTAAATCAAATACAGGACC